AAATATTATTTTTCAGCTAGGTATTGGGGTACAGAATCTTCTGCAGGATCTGGTACTGTAAGTTCGGTTAGCTTCTCGTCAGCATTCAATCATTTAAATCTCGATGGTGTTGTAACATTCACAAATCAGAACATAATTGGATCTGGATCAACTACAATTGATGGATCCAAAATCACAACAGGAACTATCACCGCAACTCAATTAAGTTCCACTGCACTTAATGTTGGTATGATCAATTCTATTGATATATCATCCGCCACTGGTGTATCGGGACAAGTATTTGAATTGGGAACCCCAGACAGTAATATATTTGGTTTGGATAATCCGTGGTCTTCTTCTATTTACGCAGAATCGGGGGGAGAATCTACTAGAAATATACCAATTCTATCTTATTCAAAAGATAATGGTGTTGCCATCGGTGGTGCTGTTCTATCTCAACCCGGAGATTGGGCAGCAGGCACTGAAGCTATGACTGGGGGGTTTATAAAACATCTCAGAAATTTCACAGATGTAAAACATTATAATAGAAAACAAACATCTATATTATGCGGGGCTAATTACGCAAGTATGGCTGCGTTAGAAAATCTACAAGAGGGGGAGGTTAGCGGCGGTAATTGGGTGAAATATACCACACAGGCACAAATGAACGTAGAAATGGATCGTTATATGAAAGGAACTGTTCATTGGTCTGTTAATCAAGATGTTATTCGGGTATACTATCAAAGATCTTCTGTACTTCCTTCTACACCAAGTAATTCCACTACTTCATTAACTTTCACCAGTGGAACTTCCACATTCAATTGGTTGGTTGACGGTTCCACCCCAATTGGTGCAACCGCGGCCGCCGGTGATTTGGGGTATACTATAAATTCTGGACCATCTGGTACTGGTACTGGGTCAGCTGGAAACGGTACATGGTTGTTAGATCAGGATCCAGGGGGTTCAGGTAATCTTTATCAAATACATGTCAGATGGATTTCAGTACTAGGATATGGGGTCGGTGGTACTTCTGCTTGGAATACCACAAGTCCTGCCACTATTATCACTCCACCTGCATTGATATCAAGTGCATTTTCATCGGGTTATGGGGGGATTACCGCAGATAAAACCGGATATGTTCAGCATATCGGAGCGTTAAGGGAGTTTAACGGAAGGGTATATGGGTCATTCGTAGCAGGGGATGAGAATGTTGAAGGATCCTTTAGATGTTCATTAAGTGCTTATACTAATGGTGCGGCGTTACCATTTACTGGAGCGCACGAAGGGATAATAGGAAAGACTGTCATTCTAGAGGAAGGTGACATTCTTATTGATAATGGTGTATCACATCATAAAGATATTAATAATACCATATCAGAAGTGAAAGTATCTTCTACCCCAAATCAAAAGGGGTCTGTTGGTATATTTACTAAAAGGGAATTGGTATTCAATGAAACGAGATTCCCCGAAACAATGGGAACAGTTGGGATTGGTGGGTTTGAGGGTAAAACGGAAGCTTCTATGGGAACACCGATTCAAATTAGAACTTTATATTCAAAGCATGAACATTATATTGATACTCATGATACATGCGTGTTCAATTCACTTGGCGAAGGTCTAATGAATGTATGTGGTGAATCTGGGGATCTTGAAGTTGGTGATCTCATTGTATCATCTTCAATTCCGGGCAAAGGAATGAAACAAGATGACGATATTATTAGATCTTATACAGTAGCTAAAGTCCGCGAGAATGTTACCTTTTCCGATCCCACGGAAGTTAAACTCGTCGCTTGTATATACCTTTGCGGTTAATATAAATAACACAATATATCCAGAGAAACCATAGAGAATAATAATGGCATTAACAACAAAATCTGAATTATCTGAATATTGTCTTCGAAAATTGGGCAAACCAGTTGTTGATATTAATGTCGACATCGACCAAATCTCAGACAGAATAGATGATGCGCTTGAATATTTTAATCAATTTCATTATGATGGGATTGAAAGATTATATCTATCTCACACAATAACACAGGCTGACCTTGATCGCTCGGTAAACGTTAATTCTGTAACAGCAACAGAGGACTCTGTTTCATCAATTTGGACAGATCAAAATAATTGGATCGCTATACCGGATTCGGTTGTGTCAATTGTCAATGTATATCACCCGTCCTCTACATTTGGATCTAATTGGTATAATCAAGCAGCAATGATACAGTCGGGTTTAATTGATTTAAATCCTGCATCAGATCTCGTTTCCACTTCAATGGCTCGTGAAAAATTAGACATGATTGATACTATGTTCAATACGCAAGTGTCGATCAGATTTAATCATTTAAGTTCTAAATTATATTTCGATGGAGATTGGGATGAAACTTTTAAAGTTGATGATACTATACTTGTTGAATGCTACAGAAAAACCGATCCCTCCGTGGCAGTAAGACTCTATAATGATATGTTCCTCAAGAGATATGCCACAGAACTCATCAAAAGGCAATGGGGTCAAAACCTCCAGAAATTTAAAGGTATTGCAATGATTGGTGGTGTTGAAATTGATGCAGATACTATATATACTCAGGCACAAGAGGAAATTGAAAAACTTGAAGAAAAAATAATATCTACATATCAAGCTCCGCTTGATTTTATGATAGGTTAGGTATGTCTACTTCACCGTTTTTTAATCAGTCATATAAACCCGAGTCTCGTCTCTATGAAGAAATAATCATAGAGCAGATTAAGGCATTTGGTACCGATGTTTATTACCTTCCGCGCAAATTAGTTAGAGAAGATAAATTATTTGGAGAAGACATTTTATCCGAATTCAATGATGCATATGTCATTGAAATGTATTTTGAGAATGAATCGATAGGTGCAGGCGAGGCGGATGCACTCTCAAAATTCGGATTAGAACTTCGAGATGAAGCTAAATTTCAAATCTCTAGACTTCGATTCGAACAACTTATATCACTTGATCAAAATCTGATAACAAATACTCGTCCAAATGAGGGAGATTTAATATACTTTCCTTCCAAAACGAAGTTATTTGAAATTACCTTTGTTGAGGATGAAGACTTTGAAAGACTTCATAACATTCCGGTATTCACATTAACTTGTAAACTCTTTGAGTATTCGAATGAAGCTCTTGATACTGGTATTGCTGAAATAGATGCAATCGAAAATCTCCACTCAACGAACTTAATCGATTTTTATGATTTGTTACTTGAAGATGGCACAGGAGAATTGGTATTTGAATTTGGTGGTAATATCATACAAGAAGAATATTCTATAGATGATATAGATAAAGGCTCTATCAATGAATGGCTCCAATCTGAGTCAGATGGAATAATAGATTTTACGGATTCTAATCCGTTTGGAGAAATATAATGCTGGGAGCTGATCCTTACTATCACGAAATACTGAAAAGAACCGTCATCGGTTTTGGTTCTATGTTCAATGAGATTTACCTGATTAGAAAGAATAAAACAGGTGATATCAAACAGAAAATGAGAATACCGTTATCCTATGGTCCCAAGGAAAAATTTCTCACACGACTGAAAGAAGACCCGAATCTTACTAAGTCCGTGGCGATATCTCTTCCCCGAATAGGGTTTGAACTTGGTTCATTTAGTTATGATTCCTCCCGTAAACTTAATAAAATCAACACGATAAAGATTCCGAAGGTCGGTGACGATAAGGGAGTGAGTAAGCAATTCTCCCCTGTACCTTATAGTGTGAGTTTTGAATTATTTGTCCTGGTAAAGAATTCGGATGATGGTATACAAATCATTGAGCAAATATTACCAACATTCTCTCCTTCATATACAATGACGATAAAAGATTCGTCAGAACTAAAAAATAGTCAGGATATACCTATTATACTGGATTCCGTAAGCTATGAGGATTCATATGAGGGGGATTTTGCAGCAAGGAGAGCTATAGTATATACTCTAAGTTTTACAGCCTCCGTACAATTATATGGTCCAGTTACATCGTCTGGTGTTATTAAAAAAGTTGATACCTCAATGTATGCTGATGTACCAGTCAACTCACCAAATAGAAAACAAACATATACGGTTGAACCAGATCCTGTGGGAGCTACAGAGAACGACGATTTTGGATTCACAGATTCTTGGAGTAATTGGGAAGACACATAATGAAACTTGATGAAACATTTAACATAGAACCACAGGTCTTAACAACCTACGAAAAGCAAGAGGTTGTTAAGTCTGATTCTATGGAAAAAGACATTAAGAATGATTATGACTATGCTCGAGAAAATTATTATAATTTAGTTGAGAATGGTA